CGCTAATAAATAATCGTCTTGTTCTCATTTCAAGTCTAAAATGAAAATAGTATTTAAAAACTTGTTTTCCCTCTCTGGTCTTTCTAGACTTTTATAGCGGAGGGAATTAAGAGAAGGGAAGCACAATGTTAATGCGGCAACCGGAATACTTACAAGATGATTATGGCTCCATAAAGAAAAAGATTGATGCTGATTATTCGGCTAACCAGGCTATTTGGCAGGTGTTTTGGACTGAGGCTACTTTAGATGCTCGGCTTGAAGCTGGTGACACTTCAATGATGGCTGAGCTTAATCAAGCTTTGCCCAATAATAACCGTGGCTCATGGTTCTTTAACCGTACAAGGCCTATGTGCGGCATGGTTTCAGGCCATCAGCGGCGAAACCGTAAATCTACTATCGTAGTTCCTTTGGAGAACGGCGATCAAAAGACTGCCGACCAATGGACAAAGATTCTCATGAATATTTACAAGCGTGAAGGCGTTTATGAGACGATCTCAGATGCATTTCATCAAGGCGCATGTATCTCAGGCATGAATTTGCTTCATGTGTATCTAGACTATACGAACGATCCTGTTTCAGGCGATATCAAAGTTGATAATGTCTCATATAATAACTTTTTCATCGATCCCTATTTCCGCAAGCCTGATCTTTCAGATTGTTCTTTTGTCTGGCGTCGCAGTTATTTATCTCACAGTGCAGCTGCCTCGTTGATGCCGGATCATTATGACAATATAATGGCGTTGCCTGGAAATCCAACAGGAACGGGCAGAGACGGTCGTTTTCAATATGCCCCTGAATCTTATGGTCAGACTCAACAGAATCGTTTAGCTTACGACGAATATTACTATCGTGATTATCGCAAGCAGAAATTGCTCGTCGATAAGCAAACTGGCGAGATAATGGAAATCACTAACCAGACCGATATGGATATTGAAACATTCCGTGCTCATTATCCTCAGGTTGAGATTATTGAACAACAAGTTCCCACTGTTCGTTTAGCCATTATGATCCAAGATAAAGTATTTTATGATGGAAACTCAGGACTCGATGTCTATCCTTTTGTGCCTGTTATAGGCTTCTATAATCCATTCATGCCCTATTTTTACAGCCGAATCCAAGGATTATGCAGATCGCTTCGGGACCCACAAATCCTTATGAATCGCAGAATTATCCTTTCAGCCGATGCAGCCGAGTCTGTCGTCAATAGTGGTTGGATATTTAAGGAAAATGCTGTTATTGATGTGAAGCATTTGTTCCAAACCGGTCAGGGTAGGATTATTCCTTTGAAGGAAGAAGCTGCGATGACCGACATTCAACAGATTGCTCCGCCTAATATTCCTCAGTATTTCTTCCAATTGCAGGATACATTCTCACAGGAAATGAATGCCGTCACCGGTATCACTGAAGAACTCCTCGGTGCATCAAAAGATGATTCTATTGCTGGCATACTTTCAGCATTGCGACAAAGTGCAGGATTAACAACTTTGCAGCCTCTTTTTGACAGATTGGATTTCTCACAGAATATGTTAGGTCGCATTGTTATGGAGATTGTTCGTAATAACTATACGCCTGGCAAGATTCAAAATCTGGTTGAAGGCGAACAGCCTGCGCCTCTCTTTTATAATAAAGCATTCGGCAAATATCATTGCATGGTTGAACTTGGATTCAATACAGAATCGCAAAAACAGATGCAATTTGCTCAGCTCTTGCAGTTAAAAGAGCTCGGCGTTCCTATTCCAGATACGAGTCTCATTGAAGCTGCTTCAATCCAGAACAAGGATAAGATCGGTCAACAGATGCAAGCTCAACAGCAGCAAGCTCAACAAATGCAACAACAACAGGCTCAAGTTGCGATGCAAGAATTGCAAGCCAGAACTCATTTGGCACATTCGCGTGCATATGCAGATGAAGGATTGGGCAATGAGCGTAATAGTAGGATTGAGGAAAATAAAGCATTGGCACAAGAGCGCAAAGCTGCTGCCGTTAAAGATGATTATCTTGCAATACTCAATTTTGCAAAAGCTATGAAAGAGATAGAGAATATTGATATAACACAGCTCGAACAAATACTCGCGATACAACGTGCAATAAATGAACCTCAGCCAATTCAGAAAGGTTCTGAAGCGGTAAGATAGAGGCGAAACCTTGCGGCCTTCGGGCACGCAATTTCTTACAAGGAGCCAACCATGGCAAAACGATATCATCACTCAGAACATGGGAAACACCATAGCATGAGAGAAGGACATCATAGTCCAGTTCCTAACACTGTCAGCGGACTTCGTCATGATGAAGGATATGCAGGCGGATATCATGCAAGTCGCAAGATGATGGAACGTGATGGACATATGATCAGCGAAGATCATTCAGCGCCTTGCTTGTTGCCACGTCATATTATTGAAGAGTACTGGCCAATGGCACACAATGATCATATGGGCTTTGTAGAAGATAAATTCTACGGTGCACAGAAACAAATGCATGAAGATTATGCTGATCTTGGCAGAGAGATGGAGCCAAAGAAATACTAGGATTACTATGCCAGGAAGTATAAGAACCAATAAGAAAGCAATGAAGATTGCTTATCAAATACTACAGACTCCTAAAGAGAAGCAGCAACGAAGCCAACCTAAACCATCTGAAAAGAAGGTAAGGGAATGGTTTCGTGATTCTTCTATGGCTCAATAACGCATAAGGGGGGAGCGATCCTCCCCCTTTTTAGGGCACCTCTCAAGCTTTTAACACAATTGGAGCTACATATGGCTATACCAAAGAAATTTTGGGAAGAAGAAGCGCATGAGATTGCACACAAAGATATAAAGAAAGAGCTTGAAAAAGCAGCGGGCAAATCCAAGAAAAAGAAACTAGTACGCAAACCCCGCAAACTTAAGAAAATTAAACCTCGCGAACATGCGATAATAAGGTAAGCAAATGCCTAAAAAACATGATTTATCAGTTAAAAAAGCCATGCGACATCCTGATACATTAGGTGCTGGCGCTAAAAAAAGAAAGCATCTTGGTCCAAAATCTAAAGTAGAAGTTGTAATGAAGGAATTCAAACGAGGCACTCTTCATAGTGGCCATGGTGGGAAAATAACAAATCCTAAGCAAGCAATTGCTATTGGACTAAGTGAAGCACGTAAACATGGTGCTAAGATCCCTAAAAAGAAAAAATAATCTTCTTCACTCATTCTTGAAGATAGTTCCTCGACTATCATAAAGACCCCTGTTCCTTTCGGGGGTTTTTATTTGTAACAAAGAGGAGTAGGCTTTAATTAATACAAGTTTGTAATTGGAAGAGTAAATGAACGAAAAAAAGAAGCCAGCTGGTCAAGTTATCCTTGAACATGATGCTCTTCATTTAGCCCTTGAAGATGACATCATAGAATATCGTCGCAAGATGGAGCCTGCCATCATTAAAGGAATATGGGAAACAGTAGAGAAATCCAAAATCCTTCCCATTTATGCAGGTAAAGACTTTTATATATGTCTGACAACAACTACAGAAGCCGTGCTCAGACAACCCAAAACGGTTGTATGGGCGCGGCGCTCTTGTCCTACGCCAGTCTATAAACAATCTGTTTGGAAATATCATAATAGTACGGGAAATCTCGAATATTTGTGGACCATTCCTGATGCTCTTCTTTATTACCACATTATTCGCAATCAAGATCAATATTTACGGGATAAAGAATGCTATCAGCTCGCTCAATTTGTTATTTTGATGGAATCTGGCGAGCTTTTAGAGTGGATAAAGCGTGAAAATGGCGAGAAGATTGATGCAGTTATATTTACAGATAATAAGGAGAATTCATGTTTGACGAATTAGATGCAGCAACGCAACAAATTCCTGAACTTCAACCTCAAGAAACTGTTCAAGAGCAGCCAAAAGAACCAGCAAAGCCTAAAGAATCTGGCAAAGATGAAAATATGCGGCTTATGCGCGAAAGAATTGAAGCTTCAGAACGCCGAGCGCAGGAAATAGAGCGCAGAAATCTTGAACTTGAACGCATAGTTCGTGAAAACATGAACCAAAATCAGCCTTCAACCAAAATGCAATTGGCAGACGAGGATGATAGCGGCGTTGATGATGATCTTTATGTAGATGGTAAGCAATTCAAGAAGCGCACACGGAAATTAGAACAAAAACTTGAAGAAACTCAGAAAAAGCTTGAGCAATATCAGCAACAAAGTTCATTGGAAAATGCTGAACGGGTTATGCGTGTGCAATATGCCGATTTCGATTCTGTGCTGAATGAAGACACTCTAAAAAAATTCTCGGCTAAAGAACCGGCTTTATTCCGTTCAGTTATGGCTAATCCAAATCTGGGCGATCGTTATTATGCTGCTTATAAAATGATCAAAAATAGCGGCATTCTTGTTGATGAATATGAAGCAGTTGATAAAAAGATAGAAGAAAACAAATCAAAGCCTCGTTCAGCTGCCAATGCAGGGCCTCAGGCAGCTGAAACCCCGTTGATGCGCGTCGGTGATTATGATAGGCGTATATTGACAGAGGAACGCAGAGAACAACTGCGTCGCCAGGTTGAGGAAGCCAAGCGTAATCGTTAAAGCTTGTAAATCCATTATTTTTGAGCCTATACTATCGTTAGCGTAACGTGCCTCGCTAGCACAGGCGTATAGGTCTCGCCAACCATCGGCGTATAGGATGTTCGCCGAGTCAAATTAGCGTAATTCTCCGTAGCCTTGGCAAAAGAGAATAGAGTTTCGCTAGTGCTCAATGTATGGTCTGATATTATTAATACATTGGGAGATTCTTCAATGATTACTACTGTGGATACACTGCCCGCCCCTGTTCAACAGACATTCGATGATGTGCTGTTAGCCGTTCCTACTCCTAATTTCATTCATAAATTCGGTGCTGTGATGAAGCGTTTACCAGCAAAAGGTGGTAGAACACTTC